TCTTGCCTTCGCACCGAAGTCACTACTGCTAGGAACTCCACACCAGCACCATTATTCGCGTCAAGCACTCGCACACGCACGGGAGTACGATCTCGGAACGCTGCGACCAGCTTCATCAGCTGTGTCGAATCAACGTCCCAAATCGTTTCCACTTCGACCGAAAGTGATCGCAGCGTCTGCAACATCACGCGCCAGCCTAAGTTGCCACGTGCAGTTGCGTCCGCTTCAGCATCCTCGATCGCTAAGGTAACGTTGCGGACTGTCGTGACTTCCTGGAAGTCATCGGCAGCCATCTCAACAAACAACTTTGCGTCCATACCACGTCTCGTAGGCATAATTACACCTCCTTATTTCGCTTCTCGATAAAACTGTGCCAACTTCAACAAACCCAATCGAAACGCAGGTTTCATGTATTCGCGTTTGGGATACTTTGCAACGCGCGCACCATATCGACGCATACCGCTATGCTCATGCAACGCGGGTACCGGAGAATCAGGACTCAGTAATGTCGGACCAACGACCACGCTTTTACGTCGCTCATCAAACGAGAAAAAGATCAGCTTTCGCAACTGACCCTTACGCACTGACGGTGGTTGTCCAGGCGGTGATGGGGTCTTACGTCGCCGCATGCTTCGCTGAGCGACTAACCGGACAAATGCACCAAATCGTTTGAATACACGAAGCGTCTTCTGATCAACATAGCGTGTAATCGCTTGTCGATCGAGAAAAAATTGCTTCACTTTCATGACCGCTTGCAACGACATCACAATGACTCCGGCACAGTAGCATAACGCGCAATTACACTTGCGCGAACGAATGCACTTTCGTCAAACACTTCATCGATCTCATAAATCGGATCAGAAAACGAGACCGACTGAAGCATATATAAGACATTGTCGCGTTCGAGTATTGTCTTATCTGTAAGTCGCGACGCGATAGAATGTACATCTTTGACAACAGCCTCAATGGACGCTTGGTTTGTGTACGGGCGAGCGCGAACAACCTCTACTTCAAAAACAAACCAAAATCTCGATCGTGAAAGCTGTTCGCGCTCAGAGCGAGTGAACGTAACAACACACACATCGGGCGTCTCGCGTGCGAGAGTCCAATAGTGTGCCCATGTTTTCGTTGCCGCTACCGATGCAACTGGTGGTGGGTCATTGAGCACATCGATAACAGCGTCTAATAGGTTCGCAATCATCGATCCATTAGCACTAGGCAACGAGTCGCTGACGCAGGAACAACATCAGCACCGACGACTACGCCGACACGCTTATTACCGGTCGATGTCGTCGTAAAACGCCTGTTCGCAGAGTCCCAGTAAACAACTGTTCCTTGACTCCAGTTGTTACCAGTCTCGCGTGGACCGTCAACGACAGCACCGACAGCTACGCCACTCACTACGTTGGCTTTTATCGGTTCGAGTGTGACCGCTGGTAAATCGCCGAGAAAAACGAGTGTACCAGCAGGCTGATCAGAACCGAAAACAGCCGGAATGACAAGATCATGGTGTTTGACAACAACGTTCATTGCTTACCTCCATTAGAATGCAATCTCGTCCAAACGCGAACGAGGAAACCATAAGGATCACTCGAAGTCGTAGCGTGCGCACCACCGATAGCACGCACCACAATATACCGCTGTGATGTCGAGACGTTCACTATCTCGTCTGCAACGCGCGGCCAATATCCTAACGGCAAGTCGCTCGCACGCACTACGAAACACTGTGTCGTTGTGTCGGCTGCAACTTGACTGCCGAGTGACACTGACTGCGAGTCGCGGCGCGCGACCACGGCGTCGATCTCAGAACCGTCGGGAAGCCGGAGCCGAACACCGCGACTGCGAAGTAACGTTTTGAAAAAGTCGTCAAGTACTGCGTTCATTGTCTCTCACTATCATTACGCTGTCGCACGTACTGCAGCTCGGTGGTCAAGTAATGCGACACCGAAGTGCCAGTAAGCACGGACCGAGTAGCCGAGGAACTGCGAACTCGGTTGCACTTCCTCGATGATCGGTGTCTCTTGACCGCGCAGGAAGGCGACCGCGAATGCTGGTGTCGTTGCGGGATCAGCAACAAGATACCATGTCGAATTAGCGCCGTTGGTCGGTAGATACTGCGTGACAACCGGCTCGAATTGGCCTACGTAAGCATTTGTTTCCGGTAACGTGCGATCGCTGTTACCCGCAACTACGACGCGTACGCTGGTGAAAAGATTCTCAGCGGTCGCTTTCAAGCCTACGGGCACTACGAGGAAACTTGGTTTCACGAAGACCGGTTGACCGAACTGATCTTTTTGCGCAAGCATCACCTCGACAGCACGGTCAAGATTCGGAATCGTAAGCGGTGCACCCGATATGACATTCGCATTCGTAGTGCTGAAGAAGTTGCTCGGGTTTGCGACAATTGTGCTCCAGAACAGATTCTCGAGCGCAATGATCGCACCACGCGCGGCCTCCTGCGGAATCGCGAGGAACGCACCAAGATCGTCGTTGATAATGTCCTGATGCGTAATCGTGAACAACCGTCCATACGTGTCCACTTTGATTTGCCAGCCGGTATCACCGATACGCTCCTGCGCGATTGACCCGCTCGGCGGTACTCGCTCGAACTGCGAGAACGCGTTGAGTCGCGCAAGTGTGTGTGGCATAAAGTTCACCGTCTCTACGACTCGCGCGATCCGTAAACACGTCGGTGGCATCGTCTCGTAAGTCGAAACGAGGATACGATACGCCGACTCGCGTAAAAGATTCGGGAACGATCGCACGCTGAACGCGGCGCGAATCACATCGACCGGCGAAGAGTATGGATCGACACGATGACCCTCGAATCGCAGACACTCACGCGCGAGCTGCAGTAGGCCAAGATTGCGATACTTCGATGCAGCGTCAATGATCCGCGATGCGAATTTCTTCTCCGCACTCTTCGCGATCGAACCACCGGCGCGAAGCATGACCGCGGCTGTGAGGACCTCCGTCGTGTCCACGCCAGCATCGAACGCGTGCACAACTCGACTGCTGGGCCGACTTGCGCGAATTGCAGCGAGCTGACACTTTTTCGTGGACCAGTTTTCTCTAATTGCACGTTCCGCAAGATGCGGATACTTGCCTAGGATGCGTTTCACAATTTCAACCCTCCGAGCTGCCTTTGCTGCGATAACTGATGTACCGATGTCCGCAGGGACATCAACAATCGAAACCTCGCGCAACACAGCGAGATCGATTACGTAAAGCGGACCAATGAATGACTGGCCGTTGACTTCAACTTCAGCACCATCGGGGACCTCGTGATACTCAATCACTTCGAGACCGACTGACGCCTTCCAGGGGAATCCTTTCTCGATCGAAGAGAGGAAGTCGCGCGAATACTCAGTATCGCGTGATACTACAGCGTCCGCTACAATTTCGTTGCCCTCGATCATAATACTCGTTGTGTGCCCGATGCCAGCGTACTCGTCATGTGCGAAGCGGATCGGGAGTGAACTCGACGGAATTTCGAGACCACTCAAATCAACTACGACCGGTAACGGCCAGCCTTCGACCGTCATCATACCGCCGGTGTACGCGACGATCTGAATTTTCTTTAGCTCTGACGATTCGTCGTCATCGGTCGGTTGTGTTTCGTCATCCGACGGTTCCGACTCATCGTCTTCGCTCGGTGGTTGCTCCTCGTCTTGTGCGACAACTTTGTTTTCGTTGTCGTCTTCTTCGTCTTCAAGCTCGTCTTCAGGATTCTGTGCGCGAATCCTCGCCTTCGCTCGAATCCGAAGGAACTTCTTGATCGTCTTGGACATCACTATTACCTCCTTTCTCGAAAAGGAAACCAAGACCGAGCTCACTTGCGAACGCGTACTCTTTCGCTCGCTGTCGGAGCTCGGTCATCCAATCGCGACCCTGTTTCGCGTACTCGTACGCGAACGTCGTTAGGCCGTTTTGAAGTCGCAACGCTTGCGCCTTCGCCTCTTTTTCTGGATCAACACCTTCAAGCGCTGGCCAGTACCACTCGTGATCCGGCACATCACGACTCAGGCCAGCTAACGTCGATGTTTCACTATCAACAACACGCCACTCGCGATAGAAAGCTCGCAACAATGGCTCAAGTATGATAGATTCGATACGTGCACGTTCGACTTCAAGTGAACGATACCAGTTACGAAGATCAAGGCGACCACTGGAAAAATTTGCACGCGAGGAATCATTGAGCGCAACCACGACCGGAACGTTGAGGCAACGTGCAATTTCGCTCATTAGGTGATACACGAAGTCGCCATAGGTTGTAGTCGGATGTTGCGCAGTCATCTGCGACAGACGCCAACCTGGTGGTAACACAGTGGCACTACGTGGCCGAAGATCGACGAATTGCCAGACCAACTCACGTGCGAATCGCTCAGCATCGCGAGGAATGTACGCGGCTGAATCGGTTTGTAGAACGGCAGCAAGATTGGCCGCAGTTTCTGCTGCAGCAGCAGTTGCGAGTGTGAATCGGCGCAAGATAGAGAACAGCGGCAGTGCGGGAGTAATTTCAGGTACACCGCGCCATTGGCCTGGTCGATCGCGATGAAAGTAATGAATGACGGAATCTGCGGGTACCGTCTCGTATGTATAGTCGATATCTGTAACGTTGATATCTCCTGGATGGCGCCGCAGGACGTGATACGCTGCGGGTACACCATAGTCGTCGAAGACAATGCCCTCGACCGGTTGAGCAAGCACGGAAGCTGGCCCTTCGCTAATTTGCTCAGGTTCGACCAATCGAATGGCTAGTTTCACTTTCGTTCGCTGTCGAGGATAATTGCAGAGAATCGCGAATGCCTCACCATCCACTACGATGCAACGTCGCATGATACGCAGGATTTCAGGAAGATCAACTATAGCACACCACTCGGACCATGCGCGCTCGAAACGAAGATTGAAGTCTTCGTTGGCAGTACGCACTTGCAGCACTGGTCCGGTACCTATGGTGTAGTTTGCGATCGTTGCAACGATACCATTTGCATAACTGTTGTTCGCGACTTCGTAACGGGCACGGTTTCGTAGAGTGCGTCGAACATTCGATGTCAACGCAGCTGTAGGGGAAAGTGAATCCGCTTGCGCCCAATGCTGCGCATTGTCAGGGGTCGTAGCTGCAGCATCATAACGCGCACGTAAGGAAACAGTGTGCGTTGATGATGTGTTGGAATTCGATTGAAACACTCGACGCAACCAACCGATCATCCCAAAGCCCCTGGAGCATTCATTTTGACCACGACCGCTTTCGGTTCTGACGCTTGCCGCACAAACTCGAGCAACTCATTCACGTCGCGATACTGCACAGTCATACCATCAACAGTAACCGTCTTCGGTTGACGCGCTTGTTCGACTAGCGAATCAATAATTTGCTGTAATTGCGTATCATCAATCATAACATCGCCCTCTGACGGTAACGTAGTAAACCTTCCAACAACCAATTCGAGCTGGTAGATTCTGAAGATGAAGACGTAACAGACGACTCGAGAGTTTCAAACATTTCGTGAGCGATGAGTGCACCCACGAGACAGTCAAAGTAGTGATTCTCGCGTGCCGGTAGTAACGACCACTCCACACACTGGCGCCAAATGGACTGCGTAGCTACACCGGTTTCTGACGTAAGGTGTTCGATCACGACTGGTGCATCAACAGTACGCGCAATCTCGACTGAAGAGGAAGCGAAAAGATTAGCAACATTCGTCTTAGCACGGTTCGTGTCGATGAGAACGTTGGTGATTGCACGATCCGGATCGCGTGTCATGCGCCAGGCGCTACCGGTTACATCACCAGGTTTGGTTAGCTCTACGACGGATGACTTCGAGCGCGCACCGACGTAACGACCAAAAGCGGGATAGACGCGATCGTACATCGAAGTCACCGATGCTACAATATCACTACGATAACCGGCGTCCACGAGTACAAAACTGTTCGGATAACGAGAGCGAAGCTGTGCTAGCAAATCGTGTAAGCCTCGCTCGATGGATTGCGGTGCTACGATGCGGTAATAACCTTCCAGCGATAACGCTGGACGTGATGCGGAGTAATAATTGGCATGCTGTTCGGGCCAAGTCGAGAACGCTACACGCACGCGATCATTATTGCGCGAAACGACAGCGTAGTAAAGTATCCGCTCTTGAACGTCAACGTAGATACCAACTCGCTCCGATGGTGCGATCGAGAAATCACCGATAGCTGATGCGACTGACTCTTGAGAAATTGCGATCGAATCATCGGCCACCGTGTTGGCTGCCGGTTCGTTTTGATATTCGGAGTAAAACGCGTTGCGGTCTTGGAAGTATAAATGCATCGCGTGCTGGATTGCGGATACTTCGATACGTGGATCGTAACATGAATCCCAGAATGGAATCGCACCAGCATCAAGTTGTGCTCGATGAGCAATATAGTATTCGTTGATACGCTTGTAGTCGCGCGTGCGAATGGCGTCACGATAGACACGTTCGTATTCCGACCATGCGGCCATGTCGGTCGGCATCGAGCGAAGCAAGCTGACGCGTTCACCACTCCATTCGGGAAGCGAGAGCAATTGATCACTAAGATCACCACGGCGAATTACGGTGCACGTGCAGAGGACCGCGGCCTTGTGATCGTGAGCCATGGTGCCAAGGATGTCGGACTGAATGAGAGCGCGACGGTATTCACATTGCCGCGGTGACATTGCACTATCGCGTGTTTGTGGGTCGTCTATGAGGATGAGTTGCGGTCGAACGAGACGGCCATCGGGTAGTGCATGTTGTAAGCCACGAAGTGAACCACCACGAAGAGGAACCGACTGAATGAGTGCACCAGAGCATTTGGAATCATCGATCGTTGCGAATACGATACGGTCATACGCGAAACGCAGGTTAGTCGGTTTACCGTTGAACAACTGATACCGCATGCGCTGAAGGCTACCATCAGCGCGCAAGATTGGATAGCACGCTTCGGGATAATCTTCGATCAATTCCTTGGACGTGGTAAGCCAGAGACTAATGTTTTGGATCGTCTGTCGCGCACGCTGACCGTTTGCAGTCACCACGAGCACATACTTCGCATAGCCGTGTAAAACCGCCCATAAGGCAGTAGCGATGGACAACGAAGTTTTACCGCTACCGCGAGGCATTGCATATGCGAAACAACCACCATGAAGTACAACCTCTTGAAACTTTTGAGCGATCGCTTTATGTGCGTCCGAAAACGGTAATGAGAACACCGAAGGCAAATACGACCGACACCATGTGAGAATCGACTTACTTGCTCGTGAACGTCGGCGCGGACTTACGACTGCAGGTAAGGGACCAATTTCGCGAGCACGTAAAATAACACGACGCCGACGAAGTGTTTCATCGGCGACGACATTCGCGTAATCTTCGACCGTCTTAGTCGCCATACTCCTTAGTCCCACCTAAGTCGCGTAGCGGCATCGCGATCGGTTTCAAGTCGTCTGAGTAATTCGTTGGGTGTGTGAGCATTGAGCGAATCACTCGTGGTGATGCACCCCACACGTCACCGACCGCGTTCAACCGAGTCGTGCAGCAAACCGGCGAGAGTAGCTCACCGGTCGCTGTCGCAATAATGCCGCCACCACTGTCGCCCTGCGAAACCGACAAGCGATAGCGAACTTGCAGGTCGGCGTTCTCCTTCGCTACGACGTAACCGTCTTCGCGATTGCCAGGGATATGCACGCCGTAACCGCAGTGGAAGACCTTATCGCCGACCTCGAACGACTCCGCAACGCGTAGCCACGGTAGCTTGTCGTGACGATCGTCGGTCAGTAAGATCGAGCAGTCCGACTTTCGATTGATCGCGATCACACGAGCACCGAACGATACGCCGTTGCGAAGGACGACCGTCACTTCTTCACCGATACGACGGTGACAGTGTGCAGCGCTCACAAGATGCCACCGACCATCATCTCGCTTCGGACCTACGATCGTCGCACTGCAGTAGCCACCGGTCATAATAATCTTCGCAACCGCGTCACACGGGTTTGCTGCTGGCTTGTCGTCGTCTGGCTGCGGTGACTTCTCTTTGTCGTTACGCTTCTCGTCCTGCGGTAGTGGTACACGTACGCAACCGAAATTGACCGCGGTACCACCACTGATTACCGTGAGTAGTGCAGTCAGCGCTGCAACGAGAATCGAACGCCACGGTTCAGGGATATTGATCCGCATGGGTAAACTCCAATGTACGCCAAACTAAACGACACAACATGCCGCTCGCCGCGCCCCGCGCTTGTGCAGGCCCCAGGAAGGACCCGCATCTATCGTCTAAAACAAATTAGAGTATAGCGAATCGGTATTATGACGATCGTACAGACAAAATTCATCGGGCGATGATTAGGTTCGACTAATTCTCTACCCTAGTCTAATTTATTAGACGAAATCGGTCAAGAGAAGTTTGCAGAAAAATTGACGAAGTGTCCGTTATGAGCTACAATAACAACGTCACGCCTACCCTCCTCCTTTAGGGTTTGTGGTACCGACAGCCTAGGCTATCCGCAGCCTGGGCTGTTGTGTTTTGTCACGTTGAATACGAGTTTCAAGCGTTGAATCGCTTGATAATAATGCACGCTGATAGTACTCACACTGCAACCGAGCCGCTTCGCAATTCGCTTACGTTTCTTCGATTCGTATCGACTTTTGAAGCGAAGATATTCCGACAGGCAAATGTACTGCTTGCGCGTGAGTATCTTTTTCGCGACTTTGAGAACATAACCGATTAGATCACTCACTATGACGGAATAGGTCGGATCATCGCAACGAATGATCGCAAATTCAGGATATTCCGCGATGGTTTGTTCTCGTTGCAAGTAATGACGAAAGCGGATGCACCGGTAGAGTCCACGCTGGATAAGGACGGCTGCGTACACGTGAAACGGTAAGCGACCATTGTATGTCTTCGAGGCTCTCCATAACGCGATGAGCGCCTCTTGGAACAAGTCTTGAGCACCTATTCTGCGAACATGCAGAGGATTGACGCGTGCAAACTGGCGCACCTTCATACGCACCAGATTGCGATATTGACGAAACACTGCGTCGAAGTCATTGAAATCGATATGCGCGGACATGAATCGCTCCTTTGATGAAACAGTATTTTGGAGGAACGAAGTTCCGACAAAACAATCCAGGGTGAAACGCGTCACCCTGGACTGAGCAAGCGGGAGGCAGACTTGCTACAAAAGTTTATTACGACTGCGCGTGAGTATCAAGTAGCTTTTTCTTAGTAGCGCGGTCTTTCTCAACGCGATAAAAATGTTCCAGCACGCAAAGCACTTGCTTTTTCGTGAGCGCCTCATTTTTCTCTCTGTGCTTTTGAGGGCCCCATCCGTGACGAGCGAGAATTATAGTTATTGTCGCAGGTGCGACACCAAGCATACGCGCTAATGTGATGCGTGAGAGTGGCGTCATAGCGACTACCTCCTTTCTAATAACGAACAAGGAAACAAACGAACGACCGAAAGCAATCGTTCCACGGTTTTACGAATTGCGTCCGCATGGTAACTCGAAATGCGGACGTTGGGTCGATCTCGAATCGTACATACTGCGCGAAAGGCGTCCTCGAAAACACTGAGTAAGCACTTGCGCAGCGTAAGGGCCTGGTCATTGGTAAGTAAAGAAAATGCTCTCTTAGGTGCGACTAATTCCTCAGGATCGAATTCACGAGCATCGAACATATACAGACTATTTGGGCTGGTATTGTTTTTGTTGACACCGAAAAGTACGAAACCGTAAACCGCTGATGGGTAAATGCGCCACGAGTAAGTGGAATTACCAATGTGATCGAGCGCTAAGGCGACACGTTCACGCTCTGCGGATATATACGCGAATGCAGGGTGTTGTGGTGAATTACGAAGCAACCAACAAAGCGCTAACGCAGCAGAATCGACACAGGAAAAGACCGTATGATAACGTATCCAATCCTCAGAGGACACCTCGACCGCTGCGAGCAATGCACTGGTAAGCTCAGGTTTCGGTTCGATCCAATGCATTGGATCGTATTGAGTGTGTAATACGGTGGATAAGTAGTCACTGTGTTTTTGGGTGATGTTCGTAGCGAGTATGGGAGCGACTTCAGCCCAGTACAATCTGCGATAGGAACACATGGAAATAACCTCGCGTAATCACTCGTAAATGTCGTTGTCGTCGCGCCAGTCGATGTTGTCTTGGAGAATGTCGAGAATACGTAAGCGCGACGCATCGACCCAAAAGTCATCAGATGGTCCTTTACCCTCGAATCCAACTCGAGCACGCTCTTTACCGTTTTTGCAGACGCCTTTCCAGTACAAAACAACCGGAATCCATTTACCGGCCTTCGTTTGATAGTACGCCTTACCAAGGTTAGGACGCGTAGTCCATCCGGTCGCTTTGTGATAACTGTGACGCATGTGTTTCATGAGTAACCTCCATTGCATAGAATAGCGGCATCTCGCACGCTGTATGAGTATAATAGCACGTACTGCGAGAGCGTCAAGAGGAATTTTTAGTTTTTTGCAAAGAGAAGCGAATGGATGCGATCAGACTTTACGATAGTCTGTCATAATTTCGTATGTACCGTCGTTGAGAAGAATGCGCTGATAGTCGCTGAACAAATGGGGAGCGTCTTCGGAAAGGATGTCGAAGATCAAATTGGCTAACTTGCGTATCTCGTAATCCGCATGACGATTACCGCGTTGTTCAATGAAATGGCGCCATGCGCGAGCGTTCGCGGTGACCACGATCTTGGTTTCTGTCGCATTCGGGAGAACGCTACGCGCGGCTTGTCGAGCAATTTTGCGTCTGTCAGTTGCGGATGCTTGGGGAGGGAGCCAGCGATACGAAAAGTGAGGCTGTTGTAACTTTTTCTCGAGTAACTCACAAAGGCGAATATAAGCATTACGCACTTGTTGCATAGCTTCCGACCAAACGGTGTGCATTTCATGATCGGATGCGATGATGTCCGGTTCAATGAATTCGGTGTTTGATTCGTCAACGTAACGCTGACTGAGTTGAGAAAACGCAAAACCGGCGCGATGTCGGACCAGTTCGTGTGTGAGGGAACGACTGATGCCTGTGATGAGGAATGTCCACGAGGCGTGCTCAAAGACCGATCCGTGACCCGATTCCTTGATGTGCTTGAAATACGCAGAGACACCACCTGGTCGTGGTTTAGCGAATGACATGTAACACACGCGGCCAGCCATCTCGCAAAGCAATTCAGCTGCACTGCGAGCATCACTTTTCCAGGACATATCGATGTCGTCAATAAAACGTTTGATCTCAATTGCGTCGATAGACGGACGACTGAGAACGTAAACGCGCATGGTAAGCCTCCCATCAATCGATCGATATTCAAATTGCGGCTAACACTGCGAGTACGTCACCAGCGCGACAAGTGATAGCACGCTCTTTACCGTGACAAGTCAGCTTGAATGTGTCGCTTTCTGCTGTGTCTTTTGCTGCATGGAGAAACGCGATCAAAAGAGAGCGACTGATCGAAATGGTTGGGACAGTTTCGGAAACTTCCTCGAAGGTGATGTAACCGGAACTTTCGTTCTTCTGCATTTTTTCCAACATGCTTTTGATCGAAAGATCGCAATCAACGTAAAGTGGAGCGTCGATAAGACGTGCATAGTGTTCGCGTGGTGTTACTCGCGGGAGCCATGGGCCCTTGTAACGCGACTCAAAGGCGGGTTTTTCGATATTCGATTCGCGACTGTAGTCGAATCGGAAGAGAACCGCATCAGGCGTCCACAAAAGGCGAATGCGTTCAAGGAAACGCAAATGCGGGGATTGCAGTTCGTTGACGATCTTTTTAGCCGCTGCGCGCGAAATAGCAAATGAATCGGGAGTGTCTTTAGTGATACGCTCAGGACGTAACTCAAGATCGGAATTCGCAAAACCAATGAAAGCGTAAGGTGTCGCCGCGAAGACCGAATCGCGGAGCCAGAAGATGCGCGCTTCGGCTCCCATCCAACGCGATGCTGTTAGTGCAACTAAAAGTGCACGCTTCAAGTTCGAGAATTGCGTTTTCTCGATCACGAAGTGATAATCGCTCATACTGATCATAGTGTACCTCCCTTTAGGGCGAAACAAAAACGCGCCGATCGGTCGCCCTTATAACCGACCGGCGCTCGACTGGGCTTGGCCGCAAGTGCGATCACCTCTCGCTGCGACCAACAGTATTATACACGCAAGTGGCATGTTAGTCCTCGATTGTCGTGTTTATGATTGCGATAATGTCACCAGCTCGAGCGAGAATCGGTAGTGTCGGACCACAATATCCGATAAGCATAGTCGTGTCTTCGGAGCGAGCTGGTGCGAGGAATGCTTTGAATAGACCCACGTCAATAGAGACTTTACGGGTAGAACGAATCGGAATGAGAGTAACAAGCGGTAAGTGAGTATCTTCGTAATATCGAAAACCTTGAAGCACGGATTCGACATCACGCTCGTATTCGCGATAGTTTTTGTGATAGCGGAAAAACGAATAGCGACGATTTATGTCGAATTCCGGTATCCACGAATTAGTGTACTTCGAGACGATCACACCATCCTTGAATTCGCTGTTCTTGTCGTAAATGATTTTGAAGTAAACGGTGAATTCGTCTTGGCACCCTGTTTCAACTTCGATGCAATCAATGTAACGCACGTTTTTAGAGCGCAGCGTAGAAAGCAATTTGTGCGCTGCGGGTGAAGCGATTGCGATAGGTTCGCTCGGAATCACTTCGATACCGCAATCACCTAAACCTACGAATGCGTGCGGATTGGCTGCGAAAAAAGACTTCCTGTTCCAAAAAATGCCACCGTCAGGCAACCATTTCTCGGATTTACACGCGACCGAAAGCGAACGTTCGAGCGCAGCGAAATCTTCAGGAATAAGCGTGTAGTGAGCGCGATTCATAAGCCTCCCTCCTTCAGAGGGAAGTATAGCATGCGATTTGAATCGCGTCAAGAGGAAAATTTACCGCTTACGAAGGTTCGCGAGCAAATAAAGCAATATCAGCGCGATTGAAGTCAAAATGCAACCGTCGCGAACACCGACGATGTACGCTGCGGATATTGCGGTATTACTCGCATTCTCGACTGCGGTAACAATCTTCGCAGAAGATTCACGTACCGCGGTCGCTGCGGAGCGAATTTCACGAATCGTGTCTCCGATTGCGGCTTCGTTCATGATGCCCTCCTTTCGTTGAGGGTATTATACCACACGTGGCTCAACGAAACTCCTCAACACCTCAACGAAACCTCCCAACGTAACTCCTTGATTTTCAATCGTTTTCGGGGTTTCGTTGATGTGTTGATGTGTTGATGCGTTGATGTGGTGAAAATGCGAGGGCGGGAATGTCGATTTTTCCGACAGTGCAATTGAACGAATGTCGCAGCGAATAGCGGGTAACGGGCGAATCATTAGAATCTTTATCGAAATAGTGATGATTCGCGATAACCTAAGTCCTAGCGCGATTATTACTCGACCGAAAGAAATAAGGCGCTTTTGTTGGTGCGCTATATAATAGCACGTGGAATTATTACTTTAGCACTAAACTTACTAATCTATACTTTCTCTCTCGCGTACGCGTAATTCGTTTCGGTCACGTGCGATTATACGCGATATGCTGAGCGTTACGTGTGCGGTCGAGTGGATGTTCGGGAATTATCAGTGACCTTATCGAGATTATTCGTTCGCGCGAAGTGTACTTCGATGTGATGGTATATGTATCGCGATAGCGATATATATACAATATGCCCCCTATATCAACCCTATATCTTACTATAGGGGATATTCGGAAAATGATCGAATTATTCGATAGCTAGTATAGACGCCTTTTCGTTTATCGTCAAGCGCTGTTTTTGTGATAATCGCTTCGGTTACGTCATCGATACGATGAGCGAGTGTTGGTGTGCGCTTTCGACACAGCAGCGAACCTTCGTTTTTAGGAACACCCTGCCTCAACACATCAACACCTCAACGAAACCTCGACTTCGTTAGATTTTCCCTATATTTCTAGGGGTTTTGTGAGGGGGGTTTCGTTGAGGGGTTTCGTTGAGGATGGGGGTTTCGTTGAGGCATCATTGAGTTTCGCTGATACATGAACGCAATACGAAAACGCGCGATGGTCGGCCCCCTTTCGGAGTTGTCTTTGCATACGCCCACGTTCCGTATCCGGATTTGACTAGTTCGTCTAATGCCGCTTCTGCTGCACCTGGCTTTCGCAATCTCCAGTAACCCATTTGTACTTCACGGACCGTTACTTTACCTCCCTTGTGTTCGATCCATTCCAGCAATCGACGTTGATCACGGTCTGTATCCGTCTCATCCAATATCGCATAAACGCGCTTAGCTTCGCGTTTGAACCATTGAGCTAGTGTGATACCCGCTTTCATGCTGTGCACGTCTAAAACGAATTCGTCAACGTTTTCTCCAGCTGCCCAGCGAGCGTAATGAATCACCAGCGCTAATCGTGCAGCGTATTCCTCTAACTTCGACCAGGCGGACGCCATGTCGCCCACCATTTCAAATTGTTCATTAGCGTGATCATCATAGTAAGCAATCCAGGCCGCTTTCGCTTCTTCACTCAAACGTACAACGAGCGGTCGTATTTCACCGTCTTCAGCGACGACTGGTAGCAGTTTGTACAGAAACTCGAACAATCGCGATATGTCCTCTTCAATGTTTGGATCAATATCTACTTCAGTCCATCGCTTCGGTTTACGTGGTGGATAGGAAAGCAACAAACGTGCTGCTAGGCCTGATTCACGATTTTCGACACTCAAAGCGCGTTGCAAGATGGTCGGTTGAATTCCACCAGTTACGCAGACAGCTGCATGTGGAACATAAATGGTACGCGGATCGCCTGTTTTGCGATCTACGATAATACTGCGCCCATTGAACATTTCCAGCCAATTCGCTAAGTCTGTCCCTGGTTTACTCTTATTCGAGTAACGATCGAAGCTACCGAACCATCCGGCTAACTCATCGCGAGCTAAGAGCACACCACGCGGATTGGCGAGTAAAATTGGTGCTAGTGCTTCAACGGTCGTGTCACTTACTACGATTCGCTTGACCTGCGGCAACTTTGGTTTTGGTGGTGGTGCACCAAGTGCGTTCTTGTCGCGCTTCCATATCGTTGCCGTTTTTTCCCAAATTGCTAAGTCGGCTTCATATTGTTTGACTTCATCTGCGTATTGCTCAAGATATTTGCGTTGCCGTTCGTGAATAATACGTAACACCAACTGAAACGCGGGTGTTTTTGCTGTACCACTTTCCCCTACAATCACACTCCATAGGATTGGTGGTGCGAGCCACCCACGTTTCAATTCTAAGCGACGCGTGTTTCCGATGGCTGCCGCGATCGCTGTAAGTAAAGGCAATACAAGATAGGACGTGTCACAACCGATTGCTTGAGCACTTTTGACGACAAATGACTGTATCGGTTCCGGTAGCGCATCGACAGGAAACGGTTGAAACTCTATAAGATCGTCAGTGTTCGCATCAACGTTGATATTGTTCGCGACGCTCGCTTCCGGTGCATTTTTCGCAGTCTCGACGAGCCATTTGGTAAAGTCTTCCGGTTCGGCAGCGTCTCCAAGCGGTAACCCACACCAGTTATCGGACGCGTAAATGTCTGCAATGTCACCACCTTTCGGTAACTCGCTTGCGTAGTCAGCCAGTCGCAAGATACGGACTGATGCTGCACCAACTTCGCGACACAAGCGAGCAACTTCGCTTGCGTAATGCTCACCGGATGAGTCGTTATCAGGGAGTATCACCACATGGCGCCCTCGTAGCGGCGACCAATCGGTTTTGTCTGCTGCGTTTGCACCACCTGATGAAGTCGTAACGTGAAGGTTGAGCCATTTCAGTGTTTCCGCGCATTTTTCTCCCTCGACCACGAAAATAATGTCGCCTTCCTGTGTTTTGTTGATGTGATGAAGGTGATAGAGCGGTCGAGGGTATGGCATCGCACAAATTGCCCAGCGGCCATCCATAATGCGCGATATAGGGCGAATAATTTTACCTGATTGTTCGTGGTCCCAGCGAACAATGGTACCCACGACTCGACCATACGCATCGTGATAGTACCAGATCATGGAGTGATGACCGTATCGCCGATGTAAAACCTCTAAAGCCGCTTCTAGCGTGTTGAATAACTCTTCATGCTGGTCCATACGTGTTTCTCTCTTTTGCTGTTGTTGTGGATCGAATGGACTCTCGGGGAACAAGTCGCGCATTTTTAGCCCGAGAGCTAAGACGACATCTTCGACTTTACACCCCGCATGACAATAGAGCAATACGCGGCCATCGTCACCGACGGAAATACTGAGTGACGGTTGCCGGTCGTGATGTGCAGGGCAAGACGCTTTCCATCCGTTGAGTACGGTCCGAACATTTTTGAGTCGGGAGAGGATATTTTGTACGTTCGACTTGCCAAAAGTGGAAGAGTATGCTATCATATCTATGGCTTCTCCTTTCTGCTAAGTCGAGCCGTCTAGCACACGGCTCGGCTTTTTTGTTGACTACGTGGAACCGTGATTCACGATCACTGTTTTTGTTCTTCACTCTGCGAATGATTCTCTCTTTGGGAGGCCTGTGATTGGCGTGCTAACCAGGACCGCAATTCATCCAATGGGTACAGGATGATTTTGCGCCGGCCTAGGCCAACGCGAACGTGTGGTACAATACCGGCCTTGGTCCAAAGCCATAACGTGCGCGGTGATACGCCTAGCACTTTAGCAGCTTCGCGATACCGCAACACGACCGGCCTCAAGTAAGTGACTTCACCTTCGTTTCTCGCCTCTGTGGACATAGTGCGCCCTCCAATGGTGTTAGGAAATTATGTGCGCACGTTGCGCACATTTATGCATTATAGCGCGATTCAACGCGATACACAATACTTTCTTAGGCGAATACGGCATTGGCCGCTTTTCACGACTTCCTTGCGTTCGACAGAAATGGACGCAACTTGAGCATCATCCTCGAACACACCGGCGTATTCCAAGGCGTCGAGTATGCTTTTCAGGATGTTATCCAAGTCGCGCCGGCGCTTATCGGGTGGATACACCTCGATCTCCAGCGCGACTGGACCAGACAGCTTTTCGCAGCCGACCAAAGCAGCTAAGACGGATTCGCGATAGTTACGCCCAGCAAGGGATATGTAAAAACGCCCACGGGCATAACGCCAGTAATGATTGACGGATGGTGGGTACGGTAAAACGACATCAAGTATTGCGTCGCCATGCATTTTCTGGGTTGTTCTTGGGAACGCTCGATTGTGTTGCGGAAGCACCAGGGCCGATATATTCTAGATAATCGACCGGTCGAGCGAATTTTCTGCCTTGCGGTGTCGCTTCGTGTCGCACGATGATACGAAGCATTTTACCATGCAACTCCTGCGTGTCCTGAATGCGTATTTTACCTGCCGCACGGCAAATAGCTGCCAACTCAGAGCGCGCCATCTCGACCGCCATGGGATTGTCGTGGAATAGATTTAGCCGCACAGACACAGCTCGACCAAAGTGTTGCGCTGGCTGTTGTACAACAAACTCGATCCACAAGTGCTGCCCGTTTCCTTTGCGGTTTGGAACAAGCGCTGTGTTCGCGATCGAGACGACATACTCACCCTCTGGTAATACCCCAGGTAGAGGAATTCCCGAAGCGTCAAAGTCGCCAATCATGACCATCGCACTAACCCTCCTTTACGACAGCGCGAGCAAACGCATTCCAATCCAGTGGTAGCTCGCCAGTCAGACCGTAACGGTTTTTAGCAACGCATGTCGGACCGCCCGACACGCGCATTACCCGATCGCTATGTGGCGATAAGGGTATATTCCTTGACTTGCCGAACGTGCCTTGTTCGACGCGGAGTGCAAAGCGCCAGTGAGCGAAAAATACGGCATCACACCATTCTGTCACTAGTGCAGCACTCGAGCGATGTAACCGAGGCATGTATCGGTCGTAAGCCAATGTCTCGGGGTCCTCGAAACGCTCAATCTTAGCGTGTGCGATCAACAACACAATCATCGAGCGTTCATCACGTAACCTCTGCAAAAAGGAAAGTACTTTGCGCCATTGGGCCAGCGCAGCTAAGTAACCTCGGCCGTAACCTCCATCCACGCGTTCGATCGTATCGACGTTGTTTTGCGTGCAAACATAGTCGTGAATGAGGCGTTCGAGCCAGTCGAGGCTATCAATGACAACGGTCTCGTATTCGTGAGCACCGTCAATGAGCCAGGTCAGGTGCGCTAGGACCGACTCGAAGTCTTCACACAGGGGAAAGTGGTCAACTTCCAGCTCGCCTAGGCCGTCTTCGGTCGGAATGAAGATCGGTTTCGGTGCACTGGCCGCAAATGTCGTTTTACCGATTCCTTCAGTACCGTACAGCAACAGTCGTGGTGGTTTCGACTCTCGACTTCGGATAATGCGATTGTTCATACCTTACCCTCCATCAGGCAAATAGTCGTAGCAATATGTAGGATATACTACGGAAGTGATCTAGTCAAGAGGGAAATCGCAAAATTTGATAAGGATTGCCTTGTGGGCGTAATGGAATTTGTGCCAGGGAGCGAATGCTTTGAGTGGTTCGCGGTCGGGATTGAGCGCTCGATAACCACCGTGCCAAGTGTCGTCTGCGAATTGATTGCAATCATTGGTCACAATGAGCGCCTTCCAGTCCTTGCGAGTCGAATATGCGCTCAGGAAGCGCATAATATCGATGTTGGGCCAGTGGTGAAGTACGTCCTTGCACAACACGACATCGGCCTGCGGTAACTTCTCGACTTCGCGTATGTCTGCTTGACGGAACTCGCAGGCGTAGTTGCTGCGGCCCGACCATAGCGGGAGTAAGTCGATGCCGGTCACTTGCGCTTTCGGACAGCGACGTGCGATCTCTTCTGTAATCCATCCTGGACCGCAACCAAGATCGATAATCGTCTTCGCGTGTATTGCGTGTACGACCAACGTCACCAGATTGATGTATTCCAAAGTGCGACCACGAGGGTAAAAGTCTTCACACTTACTGTGATCCCATAGGTTCGTTTCGTACACCTTTCGATAGCTTTCTATGATATCCGTATTGTCTAACATCTTGTAGATCGCTTGAAACTTCGAGTACACGGTGCCCTCCTCAGGTAACTGCGGGTAACATCCAAACGCATCACGTCGATTGCGAATATCTTTAGTCAAAAACGGTTTCGCAGCAACGCGATGAACGATAATAGGATTATTCTGGAATTTACAGACAATTGCAGGGGGTATCCACTTGACGTTATCAATTGTATGATACTCGACCTGCGTGATACCTAGCGCTAGGCGAATCGCGTCTTGATCACCGAAAAAATAACGAAAGTAAAAATCGCTGTGCTGACACAACCAGTCCGCGATCAAGATCACTTGCCACGCTTTGTGACGATCAATGAGTAAGTGACCACCTTGCACTTGCGGTACATAGTGAAACTCATTGACCAGCTTAGACCACTTCAAATTGAGTGCCATATTGGGAAAGTCGATCCAATAGCATAGCGGATAATTGCGTGCATACTCGATGAGTGATCCAATCGGTGCGATCGGATACGCGTCTGCATCGAGGAAAAGTATTCTGCGGTAACGACAATTCCTGATCGCGTGCAATTTGGAACCATAACCGTCCACAATACGCGGTTTGGTGTACTTCATCACTTCGCGCGCATTGACGATGCGCACATCTAAGCCCTCGACCGCCTTCGGATCAACCGGTTCGCTATCAAAATGATGGCCATGCCACACTTCGATCGGACCGTCGTAACCGTAATGTCGAAGCATGTGGCAACACAACGCTGATCCGAGCCAGTATTTACCACCTCCAGTAATGATGACTGCAAATTCACCTTCCTCGTCACCGACCGGATACTCCTCTTGGGCGGCCAAGTCGATGACGCGTTCGAGTGCGTCGTGATGTGCTTTGACGACGTTCGGGCATGCGTGCCAGTTAGGGGCACGTCTGGGATTCACCG